CAGAGGTTGCTTAGCTGCATCTGTATCTACATCTGTAACAATACCGAGCATAGAACTCAAAGCATAACGTCTAAAGTAAGTAACACCACTACCAGCCGATTGAAAGATATTCATCCTAGACGCTTCGTCTTGTGGTATCTCTGTAAGACTTTCGATAGTCTCGCCAGTTTCTACATGAAATAAAATAGTTTGGATTGAGTTACCTTGTAGTAACTGAGTAAATCCTAGTCCATGCTTTGACAAAAGCGGATTGATAACCTCAAAGATTGTAGGTAAATCTGCATACTGGTAGTTATGTCCTTTCGTTGCTTTTGCGATTACTGGACATTCTTGTTGGAAAGCAGCTAGACTCTTGTAAATGCTTAGCTTTCTCTTCTCTAATTCTTCGTTAAATGTGTTCATAATTTTTGTTTTTTGTTTGTAAAGTTAACGTTTATTCTTTAAAGTTTTAAGTTTTTGCTTGTATTCTTTTATAATTTCTTTCACTTGTTCTCTGCTTGGCTTGTATTCTTGATGAGCTAATTGGTGCAAATAAAACAATCTATCCGCTCCTATTCTTTTCTCTATTCCTATTTGATATTCGATAAGGTTTCCATGTCTGTGTCTATTACAAAAGACACATTGACCATGTACGTTATCTTCGTGGAAAGTTACATTTTTGTGACCTCCAGAACTAAAATAGTGACCAGCATCGAACTTACCTACTAGCAATCTATTACAGCTTATGCAAGGCTTGTCTTTGTCTCTCTCTCTTATGAAAGCATTAAACGCCTTTTGTGCTTCCTTCATTAAATCTGAAACAGTTTTAAGCTCTTCCTTCTTTGCTTTCTTTTCCTTGCTCCATTTTTTTAAGGCTTTCTTTTGTAGCTCCTCGTAGTATTTGTCGTTACATGGATTCTCTATACAGTATTTTCTATTGAATGATACTGGTCTAAATTCGTCTCCGCAGTTTTTACATTTTGGCATTATGATAAAGTTTTAAATTGCGCGTATGGTCTTAATTTTTTCATGCTTCTCAAGTCTCTAGCTCTTACCTTAGAGTAGACTTTTTCTATTAAGCCTTTTATTAAACGCTTGTTTTCTATCTTAACTGGAAACTCGAAATAATCTATTTCTATAATGTAGTATTCGTTAGCTAGTTTCTCCAGCGTTCCAATAATTTTACCATCGCTTAATATCTCGCTTTGGTAGTCTGTCAATTTGTTAAAGTAAATCATAATTTAAAAATCTTCGTTAATAAATGTACTCAAATCTGCTAAAGGTTTCTTCTGTGGCTCTGCAAATTTCTTTTTGCCGTCAATAAATTCGTAAAAAGCTCCTTGTTTTATATCGTATTGTAAAGATGTTAAGCCTTGAACTCCTACTATTTTAGGCTTTGCCTTGTTTATTTTAATGTCTGTTACGCTACTACCGAACTCTCTATGCACAATTATAATACTTTTGCCGTTGTTTGCCCACTCAGAGCCTCCTTTTAAATCGTGCATATCTGGCATCTGTGTTTTACCATCTACCTTCTTACCGCTTTTAGGGTGTATAATTGTATGAAAGTGCAAAGCGTTACGTTCTGCTAGTTCGTTTCTAAAGCTCAAAGTATCCTCTAGCCATTGGTCGTATCTTAAAAGTCCTACATCGTGCTTCATATAGTTCCAGCTATCAATGACAGCTGAGAATATACCTAGCTCTTTTTTATTGTCTGCTGAGAACTGCCAAAACTCTTTAGGAGTTAACGCTTTTGAGTTATTGGCTTTCTTTGGGTCTAGTATTTTAAAGAACTCAAGAACAATAGGTAAGTAATGGTCTAGTTCTTCTGGAGTTACTCTGTTTTCAATTAGGCGTTTATTGCCATCTGAATCAATATAAAACTCTTCAAACTGTTTACCACTCATTTTGTGTATTAGCTTTCCTATAATCTCCTCAATACTTCCAGCATCTGGCATGTGTATTAAGTGCTTATGCCTGTAATGTCTTGAGCAGAACTTTAAACAGTCTAGCAGTACCTCTGTTTTACCACTGGCTGGAAGCCCACTCCAATCTGTGCATCCTCCTTCTTTGATACTATACAAACTTCCTAGCGTGTTGAATCCTAAGTAGTATGTAATGCCTCCACCAGTATGGTAGTAATCCTTTAGTCGTTCTTTTATTTCGTTTTCCTTTACAATGTCCATAATTTAGCCTTTTTGTTTATGTTCCAAATTTAACCTTTTTACTCTATCTTCCAAAGATTCTTTTATAGGTTCAATAGGTTTTGTATATCGTTCGTTTAAATACTTCAGCGTATTGGTTAGAGTCGACTTCCAATTTTTAATCGGTCTGTTAATTCCGTTTCTGTTTATACTCCAGTCATTGTCTAACCATGAAAAGTATCTTAGTTTTACATCTTCAGGACATACGTTAGGCTTTCTTTTCAATGCGTGTTTTAAGTACTCTTCGATACTAGGTACTGAGTCTTTATTTACATTATTTACATTATATACATTATTGTTAGTTGTTATTCGTTTGTTGTTCGTTTGTTGCTGGTTTGTTAGTTCGCTTGTTAGCAGTTGATATTTTAGATAGTTAACTACTTGAATCTTAGTACCTTGCGAAGTCGAAACGCTTGTTATTTCGTTTGTTGATTTTAGACGTTTTATACTTGTGCGAATTTGTTGTACACTTAGTCCAGTTTGCTGAGATAAAACGCTCAAACCAGTAACTAGCTCTCCAGCTTTTATGGTCGTACCTTTGTACTTCCTTTGCTTGTGATTTGCTTTTAATAGTAAATACATAAACAGCCGAAAAGTATTGTGGTCATCGAACCACTCCCACTCTAATATCTGCCTGTGTATTTGAATGTATCCTTTCATTAGTTATAATTTTTAAATTGCTGCTGCAAGTTAATAAAATCTGTGATACTTTTACAATTTAAAAACCGTTGTTCGAAAGTAAATACATTCAAATCTTCCTTTAATCGTTGTTCTATGAATTGAAAGTCTTCGTATTTCTTGAGAGTATTATAGTGCTTACGCATATAGATTGCCCAGTCATGTTTACGACCAAACATCTTACCAGTTTCTGTAAGATTCAAGCCCTCCTCTTTAAGCATATTACAGATAATAGCCCTAGTGTATACTATTTCTCTTGCCCTATTAGGCTTTTTTAGTTCTTTACCTTCAATGTAGTCTTTGATTTTTTGGATTTTTGTATTCATTTTATTTTGATTTCATAGTTAATATTCAGAAATATTATCTTTTACTCTTTCTTTTATAAAAGATTTTGATTTTTCTTTAATTATATCTTCTTCTAATTTTCTTTTTTTCTTTATTGATTTATATTTTTCATATGCTTCTGACTTTGGTTGTGTTTGCCCTAATCCTTTACAATAATAATCATTTCTTAAAATACATCTAGCCATTCTTTTCCATGATGGCGCCCAACATTTAACCTCTAATGAATGAGGAGCTTTATCTGGTATTTCATTATAACCTCTTTGTAACCATCCAGCTATAAATTTTTCAAATCTATCTTTATAATTTTGTTGTGTTTTTTTTGGTAATGACCTTAAAAGAAAGTTAGTATAACTTTGCCAAGTGTGATTATCTGGTTTATCAATTGATGTATTTCCATTTATACTTCCTCTTTCTTTTACATATAAAGCTCCAGAATTAACACCACTTACTCTATTTATTAATTTATACCATGTTTCTGGTTCTAAAATATGATAAAGCCATAATCCTTTTTTCTGGTCATCACCATAAGGTTGACATAATCTTTGGTCACCAAATTTAACTCCAGCTCTAGTCATCATGTCATATATTTTATTATATGGTAAATCTTTATTTTTTAAATGAAATATCCATATATCCTCTGTTTTCCAGTCATAAATAGGATAAACATTATATAAATTAGATTTTAATTTTGTAGTCCATTTATACCCCTTATGAGTAAGTCCTTTTTTGTCAGATGTTATTGCTCTATATCTATGTAGACTTTCATCAGAACGTATACCAATAAAACCAGCACATTTTTTACCTTTTGAATACCAATCGCCAAATATAACCATTAGTTCTTCAAACTCCATTTTAGGAACGTAGAAGTCATACTGAGACAAATTAGAAGCTAATTTAGGTTTATTTCTTACCCATAAATCTTTTTTATCTTCATCCCAACAAATCCACTTTGGCTCAAAATCACTTACTGCATTTCTTAGTAGTAACTCTCCACAAAACCAATGTAGTTCTATTACATCTTCATACATTTTAATTATTTCTTCTATATGAATTATTGTAGATTTATACTGTGCTTCAAGGTCAATTATTAAAAGTCCTACTTTTACACCTCTTTTTCTAGCTTCTTGACAAACTAAATGTGTCATTACTGAAGAATCCTTACCTCCACTAAAGCTAATATAAACTCTTTCAAAATCATCAAAAGTTCTTTTTATTCTATCTCTACTTGCTTCTAAAACTGATATTTTTAGTTCTTTTTTCTTGCTCATAATTAATAAAGTTCAATTTGTTTACCTGAATTTTTTGCTTCGTACATTTCTACTTCTTCTCTTTGATTGTTAGATAACCATTTATTAAGATATATTAATGCTATTTCGTCTGCTTTATTTCTGTTTTCTTCTGATATTTTAGACCACGCACTTGAATACCTAGATGGAACTCCAGAATAAAAACATACAGCTGCTTGACCTAGCCATGCAATTCTATTCATGCTTTTATTACTTAAATAGTGTTCACATGAATTTTTCCAATTATTTATTAATCCATCTAAAGCAGAGCTAAATTTTTCTTTATTAGATAATATATCAATAAATATTTGTTCACATTCTTCATGGCTTTTATCTTTTAATGAAGATTCATAAAATCCGCATGGATAGCATTCCCATTTATCCCAAGTATGAAATATTCTATTTTTATCATTTGTATTTCCAGCTCTATATTGTTCAATTTCAAAAGGTAAAAGTTTATCGTGTACTGGAGTATATTCCTCTTTTGATTCTTCTGAAACCCAAGCTCTACTAAAATCTTTATCTGAAAATAAATGTTCTAAACCAGACACTTGACATAATCTCAAAACTTCTTCTTCATCCATACCAAGTTGTTTTGATATTCTTTTATTAGACCAATTACGATTTTTAAGTTCTATAACTATTTCAGACATTGCGTCTACTTGATGTTTACCTCTTGCTCTATTGTGTCTAATGGTTGATGCTATTCTATCATTTTTACCACTTTGCTCTTTTCTGATATCTACAACTGGCAAAAATCCTTTTACTCTATCTTTTACTACAACAGATTCTTTACCTACTCTATTACGATGAAATCCATCTATTACTTCAGTTTTACCATCTTTGTTAGGATTAGACCATGAGACAATAGGTTGAGTATATCCATCATTCATAATTGAAACTTCTAGTAGTTCCATCTCTGGAGGAGCTACTTTGTTAGGATTATAATCATTTGCTACTACATCCTCATTTATAACCCATTTCACAAAATCTACTGGCTCATTTTTAAAAGGGCTATGCTCATGTATAAATTCTCTTAATTCGTTAATGTAATTAACTTTACTTTTTAAGTCTAAATTGCTTAGATTTTCTCTAATTTGATTTTTTAATTGTTCCATTTTATTTTGATTTGATAGTTAATAATTCTGTTCTTACGTTTTGAAATACTTCATTAAATGTAGCACGTTGAGCTGGTTGTATCGTTTTAGCGATTCTAAGCGACTTTAACTTACTCGCTGGTATAAATACATTATCAATATCAGAAGTGTCGTTAGAAGCGTTAAAAAACGCATGTATCTTTTTATTGTTATTCATGTCTATAAGTATTTGTGTAATCGTTCATAATCTCTCATCGAGTCAAACTCCATATCTTCGTTGCATGGCTCTTTCTCTGGTATCGCTCTAGTCTCGTGTTCAATGTCGTAAGCTAGGTATTCTGTTAAAGGTAAATCTTCAATATACTCGTTACCAATCATCCATAAGTTTGTTTGCTTACATTGTTCAGTACTAGCTATATGTTCATCATCATCGTTATAGATTTCTACACAGTCATCTTCTAGCTTACCTACAAGCTCAGTACCTTCTGAGAATAAAACTTCTTTATAAGTTCCGCCTTGAGCTTTCCAGATAGTAGCCTCATCAATTGCTGCTGTTGCTTTTACTATTCCGCTTTCGTTTTATAATACAAATATTGTCATAATTTCTAAGTGTTTGTTTCTACAAATATAA